TTGCTCCCACCACTCCCCCCCCACCGTCCGCTCGTCCTGGTTTTCCAGGGCCTGCGAACCCTCTCCCTCCTCCTCTTCCCCCGAAAACCTTGCCTTTGCGCGCAAGATTGTTCGGGAGGTCCTCCCCTGGGGTTGGGATAGTCGCTACTTTGACTTCTGTCATAGCTTCTTTCCCAAGCGATCGTCCCGGTATGATCGCGGCTTCTCTTCCGAGTTCTGGTCTTTGGGTTCTTATGAATCCTTTCAGGCCATTGTTCGGGCGGGCGGTCCCCTTCCCAAGGGGGCGGGCGGTTGGAATCTCCGTTATAAGGAGGTTCCTTCCGCTGGGAAGTTGAGGCCTATGGGTATACCAACTTACCGTTGGGATACCCTGGGACCCTTGCACGAGTGCCTCTACTCGTACTTGGGAAGAAAGGATTGGTTGCTTGTGGGCCCGCCCGCAGCATCCGATATCGATCGGGTTTGTCAGTTCGACTGGCAGACCTCCATCGACCTCGTGGGGGCTTCAGACAATCTCAGATTGGATGTTGCCGACACAATCCTTTGCGCGATCCTGTCGCGCTGTGAGAAGGTTCCTGGTTCTGTGCGCCAGGACGCTGTGGATTCCCTTTATCCGTTCGTAGGTGGCCAACAGGTCTCCCACGGGCAGATGATGGGCACTTACCTTTCCTTCCCTCTCCTCTGCTTGCAGTCGTACGTGGCGGCCCGTTGGGCCACTCGTGACACTCAAGCTGGAATTCTTATCAACGGTGACGACTGCCTTATAAGCAGCCCCCGTCCCGTTCTCAATGATGATTACCCCGACTGGGCGATCATCAATGAGTCTAAAACTGGCCGCTTTAGGTCAGTCGCAGAGATAAATTCCACGTGTTTCCTCAAGGATTCACGGGGGAGGTGGAAGGAGGTGAAGCACCTCAGAAGGGGAGGTGGTACACGTGACCTCCAGGGCCACGTGCATCAGGCAGCTGTTTGTCGGGCTGCCGGTCCGTTGTGGGAGCGTGCCTTCGTCCTTGCGAAGTCTCGCTCGAGGTGGTGTCTACGCCCGAGCGATCTCGGGTTCAATCTCGGCATACTTGAGGTTTTCAAGTATGAGCGACGGCTCTGCCGTCGCGGTTATGCGGTCCTGCCGCGTAACACCGGGCTTGATGACGGTCGTTACCGGCTTTCGCTGGATTCGACGTCCGTGGAGAGGTTGGAGGTCCAGCTGGACCTGTGGGTGGGCGGTCGGTCTTTCCAGACCGAGCGACAGCCGTTGACCTTTAACGCTTTCAAGCGTTGTTTGGTCAAACCATCGTCTGCGTTTTTACGCGCTCGCGCTGGTGGGTGGCGTGGCTGCGAACTTTCGTTCGGAGTACGTACCCCTTCTGTCGATTCTCGTCCGCGTGGCGAGATCGTCCTGGCGGAGTCTAGACTGTCCTGCAGTCCTGGTCCCGTTTGTTTGGAGGAAGACGGTGTTCTTCTCGTGGTGAAACCCTTTGACCCCTGGTCTTAGCGAAGGTTTTCTGCGGTGTGTCGTGTGTCGACGGACGGTCCCTACGGACCTCTTCCCTGATAAGGGCGACCATTGAGGATCTCTCCTCCGCAAGAGATCGCGTTCTGCCCGTGGAGGGCCACCTGCGTTAGCGGGTGTGCGCGGCCACCCTTAACAGGGTAGGGGGACCTTCTCAAGGTCCGAAAGAGAGGGTGAGGCGGCTTAAAATCCGCGGTGCTCCAAGTCAATTGGGCATGTAGGGAGTGGACGCCGGCTAGCCGGCAAGTGGTTGCCTGTGTAGGCAGCAGCTGCGAGGGATCAACC